ACGGCAACTAGAGATCATTCAACGCGGCCACTACGCCAAAGTATTGCTCATTCTGGGCGGTGATCTGGCTCATGTGGACAATATCAACTCGACCACGGCAAAGGGCACACAGCTAGAAACAACCGACTTAGGCGAGACTGTGAACGAAATGGAGCAATACTTCGAGACGTTGATTGAAGCAATTATCAAGAACGCCAATGAGTGTGAGGTCATGTATTGTGCCGGAAATCATGATCCGTCAGTTGGATATATGTTCGCACGTCTATTGAAACGTGCCTACAGCAACCAGACAAACATCACTTGGGATATATCACTGAAGCATTACAAAGGCGCTATGCTCGGTCACAACTTCATTGGTGCCACTCATGGTGACAAGGGCAAGAACAATTACCTTGCAAAATACCTAGACGAGTTTGGATTCATGTTAGGCACAGCACAGAACCGCGAGCTTTTCACCGGTCACCTTCATAGCGAGATGAGTAAAGACTTGGGAGGCTTCGTTCAGCGTCAAGTATCGACGAGAAAACCTAATGACCGCTGGACTGATGACCTCGGGGTTGTTGCTCACAAAACGTTTGAGCTGGTCGAATACAGCGATCATGATACCAGTGCCATTTACTATGTGTGAGGTGATTTCATGGCTCAAATGGTGATGACAAATTTCGGCTACATGTCGAAGGCTGAGGCCTCAATCATCGGGAAAATCGCCAAAGAGGAAGCTCAGAAGAAAGCTAAGGAAGACAAGAAAAAACGTGGGAGGTGTGGTGATATGTGATGAAACTAAGCAAGCGGCAGAAAGCATTCGCTGATGCCTATCTTACCAACGGAGGCAATGCTACAGAGGCCGCGAGAACTGCTGGATATTCGCCGCACAATATTGGTGCCAACGCAGCTAAAACCCTAAAAAACCCTAAAATTCAAGCCTACATGAAACGGCGACTGCAACCGATTGAACGCAAGGCCGATCTCGATGTTGATAAGGCAATTATCCACTTGCTTGATATTGGCATGGGCCGTGAGATCACTGCCAGAAGCTCGACATACGACAACATTAAAAAGGCAATGCTAGAAGACACGACAATGAAATATTCGCCGGGGCCTAAGCAGCAGGTTGAAGCACTTGAATTGTACTTGAAGTATAAGGGCATGCTCAGAAACTCAAGCAAGGAACTCGAAGATCAGCAGGTTGCCAAAACTAAGGCCGACGTTCGCAAGTCCAAAGCTGAGGCTGACATCATGGAAGCTAAGGCTAAACGTGAGACGAGCGAAGACAGTAGCAACATCACAATCAACATCAAGCCAATTCAGCAAGACGGAGGCGATGACAGTGCAGATTAATATCGATCTGGATTCAATCGTCCCAAAGGCTTATGCACCACTGTACAATGACAGAACACGCTACCTAACGTACAAAGGTAGTCGTGGATCGCGTAAGTCGTTCTCTGTCGCTGAAGATGTAATTATGCAAATAATCTTGCACCCTTACGTCAATTGGATTGTGCTTCGCCAATACGCATATACGAACAAAGATTCGACATACTCAACTATCCAAAAAGCAGCATTCAGGTTGGGCGTTTACGATCTATTCAAGTTCACGTTGTCACCACTAGAAATCACCTTTAAGCCAACAGGCCAGAAGGTGTTTTTTCGTGGCATGGATAAGCCGCTGGCCGTCACTTCATTGCAACCAACAACTGGCGTGCTTGCTCGTGCCTGGTGGGAAGAAGCCTATGAGCTGAAATCGCTAGACGCATTCAAGACCGTTGAAGAAACCATGCGTGGCGAGATCAACGACCCTGATGGCTATTACCAGTCAATCATCACATTTAACCCGTGGAGCGATCAGCATTGGCTTAAGCGTGAGTTCTTCGATGAAGACACAAAGAACCCACGTTCGAAATCGTTCACGACCACATACAAGGACAATCCATATCTTGATGATGACTACATTGCGAGCCTTAAGGACATGGTTAAACGCAATCCTAATCGTGCCCGTGTTGCCGTATATGGTGACTGGGGCATTGCAGAAGGCCTTGTGTTCGATGGACTTTTCGAGCAGCGTGATTTCAGCATGGAAGATATTGCAGCGTTGCCAAAAGCGGTTGGCCTTGACTTCGGTTTCAAACATGACCCGACAGCAGGCGAGTTCATGGCAATCGATCAGCAGAACAGAGTCGTGTATATCTACGATGAATTCTACCAACAAGGAATGCTGACACAGCAAATTGCTGAGGCTATCGGGCAGCATAAGGGCTACGGTTTGCAGATAACGGCTGATAGCGCCGAACAGAGGCTCATATCCGAATTGTCAGGTGTATATGGTGTGCCAAATATCATTGGTGCTGGCAAAGGCAAAGACAGTGTCTCGCAGGGTATTCAGTATATGCAGTCTTACCACTTTGTTGTTCACCCGCGTGTTAAAGGCCTGCTAGAAGAATTCAATACCTACGTTTATTCAAAAGACAAATTCGACAACTGGACAAACACACCGGTCGATGCGAATAACCATGCAATTGATGCATTGCGTTATGCGATGGAACCGTTCATGTTCAGAACTGCCGGCCATTACATGAGCAACCAAGAACGTATTCAGACAATCAAAAATCTAGGATTGGGGTGACATGATGGATCAATTTGAAGAATCAAACTTACTGTATCAAGAAGACATTACGAACCTCACTCCGGATCGGATCATGAAGTTCATTTTTCATCATCACGAGTATCAGCTTCCACGGCTAAAAAAGCTTGATCGATATTACAAAGGCCATAACGAAGGTATTCTACAGCCACAGTCTCGACGTATTGAAACTGGCAAGTCAGATCATCGAGCCGTTCATTCATTCGGCAAGTACATTGCTGATTTCCAGACTGCCTATTCCGTCGGTAATCCAGTGAATGTGAAGCTTGATAAAGATGACAAACGACTTGACCAGATTACACGCGTGAACGATCTGGACGCGCTCAACTATGATCTGTTTCTCGATATGACGCGCTATGGGCGTGCTTACGAGTATGTTTACTATGGTAGTGACTCAATCGAGCATTGCGTACGTTTAGATCCGCTTGACACGTTCATCATCTACTCGCTTGATGTTGATCCGCAACCAATCATGGCAGTTCGCTATCACTCTGTTGAACTGGTTGACGAGAACAACAAGACGATCATTGACATCATTCCTGAAACATGGACAGCAACAGAGCATGATGTTTACAAGCCGACCACGGTTGGTGGCGCAATGTACTTGGATCACAGCGAGATCATTCGTGTATTCCCCGTTGTCGAGTATGACAACAACCGGTTCCGAACTGGAGACTTCGAACACGTGATCTCACTGATTGACCTGTACGATTCGGCTCAATCCGATACTGCTAACTACATGACAGACTTGAATGATGCGCTCTTGGTCATTAGCGGTGATATTGATGCCTTATTCAACGGCAGTACGCTTCTAAGTGGTGTTGACCCCAACGATCCTGAGGCGATGAAAAAGCTCGCACAGGACAAATTAGAGCTTATCAAAGAACAGAAAGACGCTAACATGCTTCTGCTCAAGTCTCGACTGACAGCAAACGGTCAGCAGACGAGCGTTGACGCAAAGTATATCAACAAAGAATATGACGTCAGTGGCACCGAAGCATACAAGAAGCGTGTTGCCGAAGACATTCACAAGTTCAGCCACACACCAGACCTGACCGATAGTAACTTTGCGTCTAACGTGTCGGGCGTTGCGATGAAGTACAAGTTGCTTGGCACCGTGGAACTGGCGGCAATCAAGCGGAGAATGTTTGAGAAGTCATTATATCGGCGATATTCAATCATCTATGCATTGGATCAAAGCGTTTCAGGCGGCATGAAAACGGATCCTAACACGATTCAGTTCACCTTCCGAGACAATTTGCCAACGGATGACATCACGCAAATTCAAGCGCTTGTTGCCGCTGGCGCGACATTGCCACAAGAATATCTTTACAGATTCGCACCCGGTATCACTGACCCGCAAGAGGTTACTGACATGATTGCCAAACAACGAGCAAATAGTGACTACAGTGAGGATCTGACGAACAATGACGAAAACACCGAAGGAACGGATCAAAGCGTTCGCGGACAAACAAGACAAGCAGCACCGCCAGATAGCAAGTGATGTTGCCAAATATACTGCCGCGTTCATGGCCTTCTGGTATGCATTCAATGAGAAACACGAAGACTACACACACGCTGACGATTCGCGTTACTACGATCCCGAATTGAAAGAACAAGTTGATAGAGACGCACAAGAGGCCGGAGTTCAGCAGAAATCAGTTGCCAATAATGATGAGTTACTGTCATATGCGGCCTATGTTTACGCAACAGCGGTGGCCATTAAGGTTGCCGATTACATCGGTACCACTCTTGGCGATTTGGCAAAGCAGACTGCCAAGCTGGGGTCATCAATTTACGGAAAGCATATCAAAGCAGATTTATCAGCAATTAATAAGATGTTCGATGGCGCCACATGGAGCGATCGTATCTGGTCGAATCAAGACGCCTTGCGCAGTGATCTCAAAAAGATGATGAAGAATGCACTGTTGACACACAGCAACCCAATTACACAAAGCCCTGCACTTCGCGATAAGTTTGGTGTCATGAAGTATCAGTCAGACCGTATCATCAGAACAGAGAGTGACCGCGTAATGGCACATCAAAGCATTGTAAACGCTCGTGAAGCTGGATACAAAAAGGTTGTATGGGTCATCAACTCAGGAGCGTGTGACATTTGCTTGCAACACAGCGGTGAAGTTTACACACTGAAACAGGCTGAGGGTATGATACCTGCTCACCCCAACTGCCTTTGCTCATGGG